GTGGAGCAGCTAAGGGCGACCCAATGCCAACCACACCAAATTACGTTCCTGATGGTCAAGGTGCTGTTGAAGATCTTGGTGGCCCTACACCTGAGAACTCAAAGCCTGATGACAACAGTAACATGCTTAAGACGCCAACTGCGACTATTAAGCAAGTTAAAGATGTAATTACAAAGAACGCTGGAAAAGCTGATCCCATGCCAACTGCACCAAAATATGCCGAAGAGGCAGAAGCTGACGAAGCTCAAGAAGTTGTTGCCGAAGAACCTGTTAAAGAAGGTGAAGAGGTAGTATCTGAGGAAGAGACAGTTGATCTCAACGCCGCTATTGAAGAAGATGTTAACGCACTTCTTTCTGGTGAAGATCTCTCTGAAGAATTCAAAGAGAAGGCTAAGACAATCTTTGAAGCATCCATCAATGCTAAAATTACTGATATCGAAAATCAATTAAACGAAGAGTACGCTAAGAAACTCGACGAAGAAGTTCAAGAAATCAAAGTTGAACTTACAGAGAGAACTGACGCATACCTCGAATATGTCGCCGACGAATGGTTGAAGGAAAATGCATTAGCAGTCGAGAATGGAATCAAGACTGAAATGACAGAATCATTCATGGAAGGCATGAAAAAGCTTTTTGAAGAACATTATGTAACCCTACCTGAAGATAAATATGATGTCCTAGAGAATATGGTGGACAAACTTGATGAAATGGAAAGTAAGCTCAACGAGCAGATAGAGAAGAACGTTGCACTAAATCAAAGACTTAGTGAATCAACTGCCGATTCTATTTTTAACGACGTTGCTGAAGGACTTGCAGTATCCCAAAAGGAAAAACTACAAAGTCTTGCAGAAGGTGTTGAGTTTGAAAGTGAAGAATCCTATCGTGGAAAGATTGAAACTCTGAAAGAATCTTATTTCGGACAGAAGAAAACACCATCCACAGCGTCCGCACCTCAAGAACTTAAAGAAGAAGCAGCACATACAGAGCCACCAACTGGCGCAATGGCAGCTTATCTTGATGCACTTGGACGTATGAAATAGGAACTCGTTAATTTTTAACAACCAACCCTTACAAAACGATGCAACAAAACATCAATTATCAACAGCTCACTGAAAAGTGGGCGCCGCTTCTAGACCACGAAGGGTCTGAAGCAATCAAGGATCAGCACAGACGTAATGTTACTGCTGTACTTCTTGAGAACCAAGAGCAAATGCTCAGAGAAGAGAATGCTTTCCAAAGCTTAACAGAGGCATCACCAACTAACTC